CAAGGCAAAGTTGTATGTAGCTTTTCAGCTGTCCGGCATGGAGTCCGTTTTTTCTGCCGTCGGCAGGCTTGTCAAACTGGAACAACCGGAATTCAATTGTGCCTTTTGTAAAAGTTGCGTGATAGTTCAGCATATGGTATCGGCTGTCATTGTAGTGCTGATTTCTGCCGTAATTTGCACCGTTTGTCGTATACCAGATGTCTGCAAACTGTGCCATGTTGGTGGGCTTTTTCCGGTTCAGCTGTTCGATGAATTGGGGATTGACCGTTCTGCAATATCGGTTCATTCTGCCTTGGTCGATTTTCAGGGCATCTGCAATCAGTTGTTCATGGCTCGCCATAAGGTTGGCAAGGTTTCTGAGAGTCTGTGGGGTATGTCCGTTTGCTCCAATGTGAATGTGTACTCCGGCTCCGATGCCTGCATGGCTGATTGCTCCGGCTTTGCGAAGCTTTCTTACCAGTTCCTGCAAGGTTTCAATGTCCTCGTATTTCAGAATCGGCGTGACCAGTTCGCACTTTTCGGCATCGCATCCTGCAATGCTGACGTCTTTCTGGAATTTCCATTCTCTGCCCTGTGCATCCCAAGCCGACCAAGTGCTGTAGCCGTTTCGGCTGGCGGTGTATTCGTATCTGCCTGTGCCGAAATGGTCGGCGGCAAGTTTGGCAGCTCGTTCTCTGGTGATGTGGTTCATCTCAATCTCCACGCCGATGGTCTGGTTTTTCAGGTTTTCGATCTGTTTTTCTGTTTTTGCGTTCATGATGTTTTCCTCCGTAATTTCGGGCTTTGTCTCGGCTGTCGCCTCAGTCGGTGCTTCTGCTTCGCAGAGGTTGCCACTGGCAACCCGCACCCTTTTGTTGTAACCATATTAGCTCTAAACGGAGGAGATAGCAAGTGGCTAAATCTACAGAAAATGAGGTCAAAAGATTGTGTAGAATACACGCTTGCAATCCTTGCGATTGTATGGTAACATACCGTACAATGGAGGAGGTGCCGCCTTATTTTTTCGCCTCGGATACGGTCTGGAAACTGTCGATTTCGGGAATCAGAGCAAGGGAAGAACCATTCTCCCACCGCATATGAATGCTGCCCACATCATCAATATGTGTGACCTCGCCGACTGTTCCTGGAAGAACCGGATATTTTTCATTTCGCATAGAAATCAGCTGTAATTTCGTTCCGACAGGGTACTTTTTTCGCAGCTGTTCCAGATAAGACTTACTCGGAAACTGCATCAGTATCACCAACCTTTCTGAATGCGGAATTGCCGGACAGATGCCGAAGAATGACCTTTCTTGCCGCCTTGAATTCTGCCCCCACCATTCCCAGACGAATCAAGAAACACCGCATGGTGTACTTGGGATTGTCGGAGGTATCCGGCTTGCGGTTGATGCGTCCTTGATTCTTTGCAAATTCGCAGAGCATGGAGATGAACGTACAGTAGGCATCTGCATCACCGTCTTGCTCTACTTTGAACCATGGAAATTCCACCTTTTCATCAGATGAAATCATGTCGAGCGTATCCGTCTGAAAAGCCGCCTTGAAGAGTGTGGCTTTGTTTTCGCAGATCTGCTGAAGATTACCCAGCGTATGTTCATTGAAAAAGTCCGCAGGCATCTGAACCGTCAATTTTGTGGATTCCGGTTCTGTTGTGTCCGGAACAGTATAGCCCTGATTCTCCAGTTCGGCAAGAAGCCGTTCTGTTTCCTTACGGTCGGCTTGATCGCTGATTTCCAGATCACCTGCTTTGGTAACAGTGTAGCATTCCCCGATTTTGTAAGTACAAGTGGGCATATACTGATATTCTGCCGTTGTTCCAATGATCGTGGCTATCGCCCATGCCAGTTTCTTTCGTTCATTTCCAGCCCGTCCAAATGCAATTATCATATGTTTTCCTCCCGATTTTCGGTGATTTGCCTTTCGGCAGTACATATGTTAACTCTTTTTTCCACAGATAGCAACTGTGAGATGTGTAGAATGTTTCGGCGGTCATTTGTGAGAATCAGACAGATGCGATTCGTTCTTCTGCTTTTTTGCAATAGACTGGATTCAGTTCAATTCCGATACACTGCCGATGCAGTCGCTTGGCAACTGCACCAGTAGTTCCGCTTCCGAAGAACGGATCAAGAACCACACCATCTTTTGGACAGCCTGCCAAAATACAGGGTTCTACCAACTGCTCCGGAAACATAGCGAAATGTTCTCCCATGCGGTAAGAGTTGGTGCTGATATTCCAGACATCTCGCTTGTTTCGCATGGTTTTTCCCTGCATTCGTTCGTTGTAATCTGTCCCATTGATGCCCTGTTCCGAAAATTTGCCATACTTGTTTCGACCAGAGCGACCACGAGCGTATCGCTTCAGGCTGCTCTCTGCTGTTGGTTCCATAATTGCTGCTGCATTGTAGTAATACCGACTGGATTTTGCAAGCAGGAACAGATGTTCATAAGACTTTGTGGGGCGATCTTTTACACCTTCCGGCAGACAGTTGATCTTGTTCCAGATAATGTCCGAACGGAGATACCAACCATCTGCACGAAGGGCAAACGCCAACATCCATGGAATTCCAATCATATCTTTTGGTTTGATGGCATTCCATGTAGTTGGCATAGCAGCTGCAGCACTATCCGCCGGAATTTGATACGAATGCTTACAATGCGTAGGCTTTCGACCGACTCCTTTTCCACTTCCGGCATAGCTATCGGCGATGTTCAACCACAAAGTTCCGTCTGGTCGAAGCACTCGCCGTACTTCTCGAAATACGGCAGTCAGCTTTTGTATATACTGTTCTGGAGAATCTTCGATTCCAATTTGACCAGCATTGCCGTAATCCCGCAAACCATAATAAGGTGGGCTTGTAACACACATGGAAACGCTGTCATTTGGAAGTGTTCGCAGCCCTTCCAAGGCATCTGCACAGAGAATTTTAATCATCGGGAAGTTCCACTTCCTTTACCAATTCAGAATATGCAATCTGCTTTCCATCCCGCACGACATACACATCATCGGAATTTCCGTCATGCAGCTTGATGTAACGTTCTACTGCCACATCTACAAACTTCGGTTCCAGTTCCACACCGAAGCACACACGATTTAGCTGCTCGCAGGCAATTAATGTAGAAGCACTTCCCAGAAATCCATCCAGCACCATTCCATTTGTCTGCGTACACTGGGAAATCAGATAGGCGATCAGCGGCACCGGCTTACTGGACGGATGTCCGCAGCCGTCCTCTTTGCTGTTTTTAATGCGGTCAAACTCAAATACGGTTTTCTGTTTCTGGTCACCATACCAGATATGCTTTCCGTCTTTTCTCCAGCCCCAGATAATCGGTTCATGGATATACTTCCAGTCGGTTCGGGTGAGAACAAGACGGTCTTTCTTCCAGACAAGTCCTGCACCGACTTTGAAGCCTGCATCTTCATAAGCATCATGAAATACACGTGCCTTGGAGGTGGCATAAAACACATAAATGCTTGCATCCTTCGCCATGGCATCTTTGAATCTCTCAAATGCAGATTTCAGAAACGCATATCCTTTTTCATCGTCAAGGTCATCATTCTTGATTTTGCCTGACGTGCTTTCCAGATTGACAAGATACGGCGGGTCTGTGCAAACAAGATTTACTTTTGTGTTTCCAAGAAGTGCTGTATAGGTTTCCGGTAAAGTGGAATCACCGCAGATAACGGTGTGCTTTCCAAGATGCCAGATGTCACCTGTTTTGGATTTGCAGGGCTTTTCCAGTTCTGCATCTACATCAAAATCATCCTGTTTTGCTTCATCACTGTTAATGTCGAAAAGGTCAGCAATTTCAGATTCATCGAAACCAGTCAAACCAAGGTCAAATCCGAGATTCTGCAACTCTTCCATCTCAACAGCAAGCAGTTCATCGTCCCAACCAGCATCTAATGCCATCCGGTTGTCAGCAAGAATGTACGCTTTCTTCTGTGCTTCGGTCAGATGGTCGGCATACACACAGGGTACTTCTGCAATACCTTCTTCTTTTGCGGCTTCAATTCTGCCGTGACCGGCGAGGACGTTATATGCCTTGTCGATAATGACCGGATTGACAAATCCAAACTCACGCAGAGAAGAGCGAAGTTTCAGGATCTGTTCCTTGTTGTGCGTTCTGGCGTTGTTGGCATAAGGCACTAACTTGTTGATGTCAACAAGCTGAAATTCTTTGGTTGTGGTCATGCTCTATTCCTCCGCTTCAAAACTTTCTGTAAGCCTTTTCTGGCATCCAGTACTTTTCCACTGACCGCCTGTCCCTTGATTGTGCGGTATTGCTGTTTGGTCATCTTTTGGCGATTGGCTTTCAGATCTCGCCAGAACTGGGTATCTGCTTTCATGCTGTCTCACTTTCTGCTGCTCAGAAGCTGCTCCATCAAATCATCCTGCGGTGTACCGTCAAATTTGGTCGTACAGTTCTGTTTCACAATATCGAAAATCTCATACCAGAGCAAGTTTGCCTGTTTCTGAAATGTCTGGCTCATCTGCACAAACGGGGAAGCAATAACGCCGCCCGTGGTCGGGTGCTTTCCCAGCAGTCCATAGGTACTGAGGGCTTCTTCACACTGTACAAATCGGGCGAATGCCTGCGAGTAGCTTTCCAGCAGCCGTTTGTTGACGTGCTTTTCACAGCCACGCTGTTTCAGCCAGAGCCATGTTTCTTTGTACACGATGTCCGCTCCCAGCGGTTTTCCGTTCTTCTGCTGGGCAGACAAGTATGCACTGGGGCTTGGCATATCCGCACCGGTCAAATCAGCGGCATCGTCCAGATCAGCTGCGTCCAATTCCGGAGCATGAAATTCTATAATATCTGCATCCTTACCCTCTGCGATTTTGTCGGAGAGGGCTTTCGGCTTATCACCCGCACGAACTCGTCTGCCGCCTCTTCTTGTGCCGTCCTTTGCCATCTGATTTCACCTGCCTTTTGAGAGAAAAATAGCCGAAACTGCGTAGGTTTCGGCTTGTTTGCATATTTTCGGGGTTAATCCCCCGTTTGAACCTTGGTTTTTGTGCGTGAGAGGGAACGCCGGTCTGTAAAAAATTCACAATTAGAGATTTTTATCCCCCCACCGGCAGCATTTCTGACACAATCAATACCGATAGACGGGATTTCGGTCTTCCGTCCATGTCTTACGGTCGTGGCAGGACTTGCATAACGCCTGCCAGTTGCTTTCATCCCACATCAGGTGCGGATCACCACGGTGAGGAATGATATGGTCGACCACGGTCGATGCCGTGAACCTTCCCTGTGATTTGCAACGCACACACAAAGGATGCCGGCGGAGATACGCTTTGCTCAGCCTCTGCCACCTGCTGCCGTAGCCACGCTTAGCGGCAGACGGTCGGTCTGGGTGCAAGGACTGGTGCTCTGTACAGTACAAGCCGTCTGTCAGATTGGGACAGCCGGGGTGCTTGCATGATTTCAGTGCCTTCCACGGCATAAGGTTCACCTCCGGATACAAAAAGCCGCCTCGGATGATTCCATGGCGGCTCTCGTTTTATTCTTTGCTATGATACAGTATAGCATACCATAAAGCTCTTATCAAGTCTTATGAACTCTGATGAACTCTTAACTTTTCAAGTGCTTTATTGTGGAGGTAGTAAATATGCTGTACGCTATAGTCTAATTCACTTGCCACCACTTTCCATGGCTTAAACTCCAGATACCGTTTTGTAAGAAGATCACAGGCATCTGCATCTGTGACCTTCTGAATCTGTTTCCACATTTCATGCATCAAATGTTGAAGTTCCATTTTGGTTTCTTCGATTTCTTCTTCCAATGACAAAATTTTTTCTACAGCAATTTCCATCTTGTGTGGTTCTGGAGAAACTGTTTTAGGGGAATCTCCACCTTTTCCACCCATACCCTCAGCAGATTGTCGTATGCAATCGATCTCATGCTCTTTCCGAAAGATTCGGTGGCGGAGGCGTTCTGCCTCTTCCATGTATGCTTTTGGATTCATGCATTTTCCTCCCTCACAATTTCAGCACGCACAGCAGTCATCAAAGCGGTCTGGGTTTGTTCTTTCTGGATCAGGGCTTTCAGGATGCGTTCGTCAATCGTATCCTTGGTGATGAGATGTTGAATGACAACCGTTTCGGACTGCTGCCCCTGCCGCCACAGTCTGGCGTTGGTCTGCTGGTAGAGTTCTAAACTCCATGTCAGTCCAAACCAAATCAGGTGAGAACCGCCTGCCTGTAAGTTCAAGCCATGCCCGGCAGCGGCAGGATGCAGCAGACCAACTTGCAGCCTTCTGGCATTCCAGTTCCGGATACTGTCGGAGGATTGGATTTCCTGATACGAAACCCGTAACCGTTGCAAGCGTTCCGCAATTCTTGTTCGGTCATGCTTGAACCAGTATGCCACCAGAACAGGCTTGCCGTTGGTCGCCTCTATCAAGTCTTCCAGTGCATCCAGCTTTCGGCTGTGGATGGGAATCACCGCTCCGGTGTCGTCATACACTGCACCATTCGCCAGTTGAGAAAGTTTGTTGCTGAGGGCAGCAGCGTTGGCGGCGGTAATCTCAGTGTCCTGCATCTCCAGAATCAATTCGGACTTGAACTGCTTGTAGGTTTCTTGCTCCGTGTCGGACAGCTGTACGGGATATTCGTTGGAAAGCAGTTCGGGCATATGCAGGTGGTCGATGGCTTTCATCGAAACCGTGATGTCCGATATTTTTTCGTAGATCCGTTCTTCTGCATCGGGCAGAGGCTTGTAGGAGTACACGATATAGCCGTTCTGCTTGTCGGGCTTGAAGTAGGCGTTCCGGTACTGCCCGATGAATCTGCCGAGCCGCTGCCCCATATCCAGCAGACGGAATTCTGCCCATAAATCCATCAAACCGTTGCTGGCAGGCGTTCCGGTCAGCCCCACAATGCGTTTCACATTCGGTCGAACTTTCATCAGGGCTTTGAAGCGTTTGCTCTGGTGACTCTTGAAACTGGAAAGTTCATCAATCACCACCATGTCATAATCGAACTTCGTGTTGTTGACAAGCCAGTCGATATTCTCCCGGTTGATGATGTAGAGGTCGGCAGGGGTTTTCAGGGCATCAAGGCGTTCTTCCTCTGTGCCAACTGCTACACTGTATCGCAGCGGTTTCAAGTGCTCCCATTTTTCAATTTCAGCAGACCATGTATCACGGGCAACTCGCAGCGGTGCAATAATCAGAACCTTTCTGACCACAAACAAATCAAACATCAAATTGTGGATTGCGGTCAGTGTTGTAATCGTCTTACCAAGTCCCATGTCCAGAAAAAGTGCTGCGATTGGATGTTCTTCGATAAATCGAACAGCATATTTCTGATAATCATGTAGTTCCATCGCTTTTCACCTCCAAGATGATTTTTTCGATGTCCTCACAAGCATCCAAGACGTAAACCAGAAAACCCAATCGCCTCAGAAGTTTATGCCGGGAAAGTTGAAGTGGTCTGGGTTTCTCTCCGGGTGCTTTCACTTCCACAAAAGCGATTCTGCCGCCGGGCATCAATACGATGCGATCTGGAACGCCTGCCGTTCCGGGAGACGTGAATTTCCAACACACACCACCATTTTGCTTTACTGCCTTTGTGAGTTTTTCTTCAATGATTTTTTCTCGCATGGATTCTCCCTGTTTTTCGAGAAAATGGAGGTCATAGGAAGTCAAATACAAACCTTATATATAGAGAAAAATTTTACTTTTTTTCTCGCCTGCGTAAAGTCTGTATATGAGTTCCTATGACTTCCACTTTCCCTATATTTCGGTGTTTTTTGGCCTTAAAAGTGGAAGTCGATTTTATAAAGTGGAGGTCAAAAACATACTTTTAGTCAAGAAAATCGAATTTGATGCAAAGTCCCATAATCACATTACACTTTGTTGTTCTCTTACGTTTGTACCCAGCCTGTTCCAAAGCAGAATAGAAATCTGATGTGCTGCGAACAAACTCACCGTTTTCAAGACAGTATTCACGATAGTGCCGATATAGTTCTCCGGACTTTTCCTGATAGCTTTTATCCACTTCACAACACTCATTGATGAAGTTTCCAAGCCAGTCATTGCCTTCCCGATAGGCTCCGATTGCATCTAAAACACACTGCGGTCTGTTGATCTGGTAGTTTGCCGCAATGACCTTTCTTGCACCTTCAATCAGCCAGGAAAGCACCGCACCGCCAGCGTTATCGACCAAGTGCTGCGTATAGTTTTTGATGTCCTTGGAGCCTTGAATTTTTGCGTGAAACGGGATCACAATCAATCTTCTCCATGTTCCGTCATCCGATGCACCAACCTTTGGAAGATGATTGGTGTAGAGTACAAGTGTATGAGAGGGTTCAAAGTGGAACGGTGCTTTGAACTTCTTCTCGGCAAAAATTGGGTCGGTCGAGCACAGCTGCTTCACCACGCTGGTATTCAGCCGCATGCCCTCTTGCAATTCTGCCGCAATAATCATCCGCTTTCCCTTGAGTTCTGCCATTTCCGGCTTCACGTTTCTCTTGCAATTGACAGTCAGGGCATCTGCTGAAATGTTGCCGCTGTAACTGCCGAGAACCTTGTAAATGACATTCCAGAACGTTGATTTTCCGTTTCGTCCGTCACCGTAGGCAATAATCATCGCCTCCAAATACACCTTACCCACAATACAAAGTCCGCAAATCATCTGCACATAGTCAATCAGGCTCTGGTCGCCGCAGAAGAACAGCTGTAAGGCATCCTCCCACAATTCCTTACCGGTATCACTTGGAACGACCGCCGTCACTTTCGTTAAGAGGTCAGCAGGGTCTGTAGGTTTCCAGCCATTCAATCCGTCAGGCAGATAATACGTTCCTCCGGGGGTATTTAAGAGCATCGGGTTGCTGTCGAGGGCTTCTGGATTGTGGAGAACCAGAGGCTTTGCTGCATCCAATGCATTGGTCATACTGCGAACATGGCGGTATTTCATCACGAATGCCTTGAAAGTGGCATAGTACTGATACTCCTTGTATACGGCTGTCTGTTCTTCATCCAGACTATCCCGAAACTTTTTGCCGCCATTGATTGCTGCATCTCTGGGAATCCCGAGGTGTTCGAGGGTCTGCAAGGCGGCTTCTACCTGCTTTTCGGCTTCTGCCAGCTGTACGTCTGTATGTTCAATCATGGCAAGGGTGACAGCGTGTTCTGACTCCTCCCAATAGGTTCCGTTGTAGCGAAGATAATCGGTCGCAATGGTAAATGCCACCTCATCTGAGAAGCCTTCTACAAATGTGCGAGCCTCTCCAACGTCCGAAAAATCATCGGGAATCAGGGACTGTTTGCCGTATGCTTCAGGAGAAATATATCCTTCCTGCGAGGTTACTTTTTTGCCGAATTTGCAGGCACTGTGCCAGATGGTTTCCAATTCTTCATCCGGTAGCGGCGGTTCGCATTCTGAGGCTTTTTCCAGAAACTTCTGATAACTTTCCTCAGTCACACCAAAACGCTTGACCAGCTTTCCAGCCATGCGAGACATTGTGCTGTTACGCTGTCCCTGCGGAATGTTACGGTTTGACTTCATCAGTGTAAGCCAGTCCTCAATGGATAAACTGCCTTCGTGCCATACAACATCGCTTGAACAGCCAAAGAGAAAACGTGAGGCATCCAGTGCATTTCCATCAAAAAACGGCAGTTCCTTATGGATTTTCTGCTTTATCGCCTTGTGAGAATTTGCATCCTTGCAGGGTGCTGTCGGGAAAAATACATGGAAACGGGGACGGGCAGATTTGCTGCCTTTCGCCAGCATATGATGACGGCTGTAGGTCACTGCAAATGCAACATCACTGAGGAAACTTGCCAGTTTTTCCTGTGTGATCCAGTCTTTCGGGTCATCTGAATGGTCGTTGTCACAATCCATAGGTACTACATCAGACAACAGGAAATTGGCATCACTGCGGGCAAAATTCTCATACTGAGCACAGACATGATCATAGACAACAGCTTTTTTCAAATCCGCTTCTGAAGTAATGACCTTTTGGTTGGGATAAAGGATATTCTTTTCATTGCCGGTACAGTTTGCTGTATAGAGCGTAAATTTCATTCTATTTCCTCCAGTTCTTCTGTAAAATACCGAATGGTCATATGCCGCCGCTTCGCCCATTTGATCTCCTGCTGCATCCCCTCCGACCGCACAGAACCAAACACCCACAGCTGGGCACACTTTGACAGCAGTACCAAATTCATGAACATCGCTGTCTGACGATCTTCGCCCAGACTGTCATCCATGAACTGTGGAAACAGCAAATGGGGAGCGATAGGGACATAGTGGGTATCTACCGCAAAGCGGCTGTATCGTCTGGCGTTTTCGATATTGTCGTTGATGCAGCCGTAGGAATAGGGAGAACAAATGTATACCAGCGGTCGATAAGCGGCAGCCTTTTTCGCCCTGCGTTCCTCTCGTTCAATACGGCTCAGTGCCTCATAAGCAGTGAGGTCGATGTATCCCTCAGCGTTATACAGATTCATGCAGTGCTCCTTTCAGCCGTTTCTGTGTGCAGGCATCGCAGTAAACAGCACTGCTGAAAATATCAAAGTTTTCTGCTGTCCAGAAGATACTCAGATCAACCGGCACTTCTGCACTGCACTGCGGGCAGCGGCAGTATACGTTTTCATTGTTGATCTCCACGGAGATACTGGTGGTGTCATTCAGATTTTCTTTGATGTAAAACATATGGAATCCTCCTCAGTCCTTTTTGTAAAAGCTGCATTCATATCCGTCTGCCCGAAGCAGCAGTCCCTTTGCCCAGTCTGGTGTTCTCGCCATCTGCTGACAGATCTCATCCAGCTTTGTATCTTTCGGGCATTCGATGATCATTTCATCGTGAATATGCCCGACAATGAAGTATTGTGATAGTGTCTGCATGGAATACATCAGCAGATCTCTTGCAATTCCTTGGACGCAGTTCTCTACAAATTTCGGCCCATAGCTTTCAAGCCTGTCCCATTTTTTCTGAGCATTAATGCCCATATATGTAACAGATTCACCGCCGAATTTATTCTTACCGATGTAGGGTTTAGCATAAGCAAGACGTCTTCCGCTTGGCAGCCTTATAAACAGAAACCCTGCCTCATAGGAAAATAGCAGTCCGTGTGTTTTCGTTGCTGTTTTTTCTTTGACTGCCTTTTTTACAGCTCTATCTACCGCCCACCAGAATTCTGTAATATGCGGTGAAGCCTCACGCCAGTCGGTTACGATCTGTTTCAGTTCCGTATCGGATAAGCCAAGAGAATCTGCTCCCATCGCTTTCATGGCTCCAACCGATCCGCCGAAACCACAAGCCAATTCGGATATCTTTCCTTTCTGCCTTAAATGACCGTTTTCACCATGCTTTACAACTGGCACACCGAACATCTTTGATGCTGATGCACAGTAAATGTCCTCACCGTTTGCAAAAGCCTTCATTCGCCATTCTTCACCTGCAAGCCATGCGATCACTCTTGCTTCAATGGCAGAGAAATCGGCAACAAGGAACTTATAACCGGGTTTTGGCACGAACGCCGTCCGAATCAGCTGTGAGAGCGTGTTCGGAACGTCTTCATACAGCAGTTCTACTGCTTCTAAATCACCAGACTTCACAAGCTCCCGTGCATCTTCCAAATCGGGAAGGTGATTCTGTGGCAGGTTTTGCAGCTGAATGATACGACCAGCCTCTCGACCTGTTCGATTTGCACCATAGAACTGAAACATTCCTCTTGCACGACCATCCGAGCAAACGGCGTTCTGCATGGCTTGATACTTTTTGACCGAGGATTTTGATGCCTGCTGTCGAAGTAGCAACACGGCTTGCAAGTCCGGCGGAGCGGTTTTCAGCTGTTCCTGTACTTCTTTTTTTCCCAATGATTCTAACTCCAATCCGTGTTCCGCCAGCCACTGTTTCATCTGCTGAACAGAGTTCGGATTGTCCAAGTTGGTCAGATCTTTCAGTTGATGCAGCAGCTTATCCTTCGTGAGCGTGTCCATACGAATTGCTTGCTGCACCAGCTGCAAATCCAGTTGTATTCCTCGATCGTTGATGGACTGGTCAAGGACATACTCCTGCCAGACAAATTCCGGCACAGGAAACCGAGCAATTTTTTGTTCAATCGCTTGTTCCGTTTCCACATCCCGTTGGTTGTACGCCCGAAAGATGTTCCATTTCTCCGGAGCATCGGTCGGAGCATGAAACTGCGGAACACCGTTCACATGGTCATATGGTATGCAGAAATGGCGAATCAGGGCTTTACCCTCGGACATTTTTTGTTGCTGTAACTGTAGAACTGCTCCCACGCCGGCAAGGCTCAGCGGCAAGCCCAGATAGGCAGCTGCCACCATCGTGCATCGCCATGCGTTCGGGCTGAGGTAGTTGCCGCAGGCATCCTCCGGCGAGCCGTACGAAACGAAGCATTCCGGATAGTTTCGATGCAGCCAGACCGACAGGCAGATCCGTTCAAAGCTGGCGTTGAAGGCATGTTTCTGGATGCGGTCATCCGTCAGAGCGTTCAGGATTTCTTCTGGCAGCTGTTCACCGCTGGCAAGGTCAACCACTTGCACCGGAGCATCGTCCACGGAATATGCAAAAAGCAGAATATCAAAATATGGGGAATCTGCATAACGATACACACCTGATTTGGCAATGTCGATGTCGCTTTTGGTTTCTAAATCAATCATCAATTTTTGCATATCTCAATTACCCACCCAAGCATAACGCCTAGCTGTCCGCCCAGCTATCTTAGTTCAGAAAATCCTCGTCTTCTACGGTTGCGAAGTCGTCCTCTGCACGGCTGTGACCGCCCAGCGGCTCGCCATCCCGAATCTTCTGGACGTTCTGCAAGCCGCAGGCAATGCCACGGGATGTTTTGGTGTTGAACGCATAGAAGGTGATGCTGGCTCTGCCATAGACACCGCTGTAAATCTCGCTGTGATCTAAAATCTGCTGGCAGGCAGCGTCTACGATACCGGGGGCAGTGATGGAATTGGCATTGACGAAATAGCTGTTGGCATACGCTTCATCGTCCGGGCGTTCTAAGTCACCATCCCGAAGCGGTGTCTTGAGGGAAGTCAGCGGCGGAACGGACTTGCTGTTGCCTTTCAACTTGCCCTGTCCTTCCTCGTAGGCAGCCTGAATGGCGGCACGAATCTTCTCGATGGTTTTCGTGTCCGACTTCGGAATGATGAGGGAAACACTGTACTTTGGCTTGCTGTTCTCGTCCATTGCCTTTGCTTCCCAGAGGTTGGCGTAGCTAAATCTGCATACACCGGTTACTACTTTTGCAGGATTGATATACTTTGCCATGATAAAAACTCCTTTATTCTTTGAAATCTACCTGTGCAGTATTCCACGCAGGTCGTTTGTCTGATAGCGGAACAAGTGTTGGTTTGCCCTGTGGTTTCACAAGCAAATTTCCCAACAATTCTTCGAATTTTTTCTTACCCAGCATTCTGGTCATTGCGGTAATGCCCAGTACCTTATGTTCATATGGGTCGAACCCAGCAGCTTGTACCGCCTCCGCTGCTGCAGTTTCACTGCAATATGCTCGTCTGGTTCTGCCTTCAACCAGCTTCCAATTCTTCCACGCCTTTCCCTGTAAGGACTGCTGCAAGGCGTATTCTTTGACATCGGATGCCCACACAACCAGCTGGTCAGCAGTTTCCAGAATTGCTTCAACTTCGGTATCGGTCAGCTTGTCTGGCATCGCAAAATCATACTTCGCCAATTGCAGATTGTACTCCGCCCGTTTCCGGCAAGTTGCTTTCACTTTGCAGAACCGACAATGTTCACCAGCACAGAAATCACCACCGCCTCTGGCAGCAAGTTCGGCTTTTGGTTTCAGTTCGGTTTCCGCCCAGTGCAGCAGTTCCGGCAGCGGCATGATGTATTCGCTGAGGTTCTGGATTCTCGGCTGAAAAATCACCATCCGGATTTCTGCAATGTCATAGAGGGCATCGAACAGTTCCAACGCCCCCAGAGCGTACAGCATCATCTGCGAGTTGTGGTCGGCAGACACCGCCACGCCCTTGCCATACTTGAAGTCGATAACGGTTAGAACGGAATCTGCAACAATCACGCAATCTCCCGTGCCGAAGCCGTCCGGAACGTATCGACTGAAATCCAACCGCTGTTCTACTAAAACCATTGGTTCTTGCAGATTTGCCAGCAGTTCGGCGATGTACTGGGCGTAGCTGTCCGTGCAGTCTTCCATTTCCGTGTCGTAGAAATCTAAGTTTTCCACTGGACTGGAAGCCGGATTCCCAAGCAGTTTTTGTACCTTATATTCTGCCAATTCGTGGGCACACGTGCCTTCCCGGGCGTAGTCCGTCACAGTATCCGGCAGGGCAGCACAGAGCTGTGCGGAGGGCGGACACGCCAGCCATCGGGCACTGGAGGAAGCAGAGAGCATGGCGTGTTTATTCGGCATGGGCTGCCTCCTGTGCATCTGCGAACAGTGCAGCGTACCGTCCCGGCGGAACTTCAGACAATCGACTGCCGCCATGCTTTTGCAGCAGTTTCAGCACCGTTTCCTTTTGTCCGCTGCGGGACAGATTTGCCAGAACGCTGCGGACTTCTTCCAGTGTGACCGGCTTTTCTACAGCTTTTTTGACCGCTTCTTCTTTTTGTGGATAAATCTGTGTAAACGTCTCCATTTCCGCTTTGGAAGCACTTTCTGCCCACTCTGATGCGACCTTTACGAAATCGCTGAGTGCAGCAAGGACATCTATGAGGGTTTTCATTCGGTTTCACTCCTTCGTTTTCCAAACTGAACAATATGTATTCGTTCCATAGGCAGAAATGATCTGTTGTACAATCTTCTTTTGCTGTTCATCCGCATAAGAGCTTAATTCCCGCAGCGTTCGAATTTGCTCTTGTGACAGAATATTTCGATGTGGATGATACCAATCTGCAAGACGAATTCCGCCGCCGTTTCCATGAATACTTTCAAGAGGGTATTGCAATACAAGTGTCTGAACGTCTCTCTGAATGGTTCTTTTTGAAACACCAAGTTCCTGTGCTAAATCAGACAGATAGCACTTCCGTCTTCCAACCAAAATCCGCATAATTTCAGCACGGCGTTCAGATGCACTCATATTCTCCCCCCTTTCTTAATTGTTCGACTGTATTCTACTGCTCAAACACGACACCTTTTGTCGTGTTTGAAAAGAGTTCGCAAAACATTTTCAATTTGTACATGCATAAAAACACCGACAAGGTACAGAAAAAAATTCTGCACCTCATCGGATGTTCTCACTTTTTTACCAAACTGGTCAGCCACGGAGCAATGGGTCTTGCAATCATTCTCGCATTCAGATATGCCATTTCCAGTGTCAGACAAGTGCTGCCCAGATAATATCCGTTTCGTTCTGCCAAGGTCATGGCAAGGTTCGGTTTTTCCATATCTGTTAAACAGATCGGAAGCAGAAACTGCAATTGATTCTGGTATCCCTGCGGTACTACCAGCCCCGGCTCAATTACTGCTTTTCGTCTGCCCAGTTCCACTGCTGTTTCCAGCAGCAATGGCAGATTCTTAAACCGAAGCAGCTTCTTTGGCAGCCGTTCCCGATTTTCCGGGTCGCTGAGAATGTGTTCTGCATTTACCCGAATTGGCCATTCCGGATTGAAGTTTACACCATTTTGCATCATTGGAAAATATGGCTTTTGGGGCAGCGGCTCTACATATCGCAGCTTGGAAGAAACAGCATCACAGAAGCCGGTGAAATACCATTTCAATGTGGTGTCTTTCTTTTTATTTCGTTCAAAGCAGGCGTAGATTGCCTGATATTGTCTTGTGTACAGTCCTGTATGAAAGCAGGCACAGTTGTTTTCCACATGGAAATATGCTGTTTCTCCAGTGTTGTAATCGATGCTCAGCTTCCGGAACATCATATGGAGATACCGTTCCAAAATCGGCGTATCTGTATTTTTACATTCGATCTGCGGCTTTCGGAATCGCCATGCCTCCGGCAACGCCATTTCTGCCAATTGTTCCAACTGCCCGTACCAATCCGGCACATAGGCAAATTCAAATAAATCTGTTTCTATCATTTTATCACCTTACACTTAGAAAGTGCCTCCAGATACTTTGTTTGTATCTCTGCTTTCTGATCTTCACATACATATTGGTGTTCTGTGCCGTCTGAACAAATCTCAACCACAGTTGACAATGCACTGATATATGCATCGTAATACTGCAGCAGCTTTTCCTGTGCATCATGGTCCCCTTTGACAGCACGATACACCGTTTCATAATCCAGTTTCATGCTTTTGTGTCCTTTCGTAATAACTGCGAATATTTGCAAATGCGTTTTTCTTCCGTTCTGACACGGAGCGTCTGGAGATCCGCAATGTTTCGGAAATCTCGGAAATAGACATTCCATACCAGAATTCTAAAATAACCACTTCCTTTTGTTTGGGCGGCAACAGCAGCATTGCCTGATACAGCCATTCTGTTGCAACGACACAGCAGTATCCGTTTCCGGCATCGATGAAATGTTCGGATGGATAAACAGCATTTTCACCGTGTGTTTTCAAAATGTACTGTATGATATCTGTGTTGACCGACTCATTTTTCTTTCTTGTTTTTGCAGCAGCGGCGAAATTTCTGCTTGCATTTCTCATCACTGTTTTACTGAAACGATCGAAAATTTCAAGTTTCAGCTGATCATCATCATGTGAGGGAGCAGACATTATTTTCCCTCCATCCATATTCAGTTTTGAGAAGCCCTTTTTTGCCCTCCTGAAATTACTAAGACAATTGAGAGAAGCAAAATAGGAAGGTTTTAGATGTAAATTTTATATGAACAGGCAGGAGAAAGAAAAAAGCAGCATACAAAACCGTTCGTTTCGCCGGATTGTATGCTGCTTGGGGACAAAAAAAGAGGCAAGTCCAACAGTGTTAATGTTGAACTTGCCCCGAAAAATGAAAGGAATGGAGAATCATTAGAACGGACAATTTTCATGAAAAGATGCAAGCATACAGATGTGAAAGGGAAGTGCTGGAATCGATTTTGCGTGGAAAAGTTTATTTTAATGATTGGTTCCATCTGATGCTGCATCCTTCCGGCGTAAAAATACACCATAAGCGGATTTTAGGATGATTGGAACAGTTTCATCCAAATTGGAACAGCTATTTTGAGAAGCACAAATTCGCCTAGATGCTGCATCATTTCAAACCGGAAGGATACAGCATCTACATTTTGTAGATGCCGTATGCTTGATTGTATTGTTTTGAAATTTCCGGCTTTTACCGTTTGGAGTCCTCTTCCTGTTTCAACAAATTATAACGCATCTGGCAAAGGTCAAATACATTCAAAGTTTGATCTCCATTGAAATCTGCCGCTTTCCAGTCTGCAAGCTGTGTGTCTGGAACAGACAACAGCCATTTTTGCAGCAGTACAACATCAGAAATTGTAAATGCACCGTCTGCATTAACATCCCCAATGATTCGCTCCTGATACTGAATAGTGGCTCCTGTTAGCTTTTCATTCAGCAGACCAATGGTAATCTGATTCCACTCTTCTTCCGTTCCGTTATAGGAAACTGCACGCAGATTTTTGCAGTTATAAAATGCGGAATCTCCCACCTTAATCAGGGAATTCGGAATTGTAAGGGTCTCCAGATAAGGATTCTCGGAAAAAGCATACATTGCAACAGATGTAACACCGCTTGGAATGATATATGCAGCATCTGTCTTTGCTGCCGGATAGATTACCAGTGTGTCTTGCTTCTTGGAATACAGAACTCCATTTAGACTAGAAAAATTGGGATTATCTTTCGCAACCTGAATCTCCTGCAATGCACTGCAAGAGCCAAACGCATTTTTATCAATTTTTGCAACTCCAGTTGAAAGTTTCACAGACTTCAAAGAAGTACAGCCCAAAAACGCCATTTCACCAATGGAAGTTACTGTATTTGGGATTTCAATAGATGTAATTGCAGAGAGATAAAATGCTCCGACAGAAATTGCAGTAACTGGAAGTCCTTCGATCTCAGAGGGAATTACAACATCGGAAACGGAATTGTCAAAGCCGGTGATCTCAATTGAATCTCCATGGTTGACATAGGTGAATGCCGATGTAGCTGTTGCAATACCAGTAGATACTTGATCAGGGTTTTTGACAGCAATGTCCAGATAACACGTCACATCAGAAAATCCACCGACGCCCTCACACTGATAGGCATACCAATGCTTTTCCGCATCATAGTTCACAGAGTTTTCTTTTACATATCCCTCTGCAATCAGCTGATCAAACAGTGCGTCTGCCATTTGCTTTCGGGTTTCCTGATCTGCATTCTGAAATGCTGTATCGCTGGACAGTACACCTACCTTTTGTGCAATTTCTGCCATTCTTTCGGCAGAGGTATCATCATCTACAAAAACTGATGGTAATATCGCTCCCTGCACACCGGGAGAATACTGAAATTCGATCTGATTTTTGCACAATATGATAGCGTGTACGAGTCCTTCGCTTTCAAGAGAAGTCAGCAAAGTCTTAGCAGCATTCAACCGTTCTTCTGTTCCCATCGCTTTGAATTCACTGCTGTTGCACAATTCAGATATTGCGTTATCTACCTTGGACATATCCGCAAGTTCCTGTTCTGTAAATCCTCTATACACATGGATGGTAACATTTTCAGATTTGCATTCTGTTCCATTTACGTCAGTGTACTGTATATAATAGGAATAGTCGCCGATTTTTTTATCCGAAAAGTTCAGATAATTGGAATAACAGCTATCATTCATGTATATGTCGCCATCATTTATGCCTTGCAATCCACCATCATCATATAAATCCGCAACCTTTTCTCCGGTTATTCCGTCCATCAAAGATACAGAAATACCTTCATAATCATCTACTGGTGAAGTGGTAAATAGAACAAATTGATTTTCTTCATCAATTCGTACAGTTGTTCGATCTACTTTCACAACAACATCATCCAATGTTGTTGCGACTACTTCGTTTGTTTTAGCATCAACCAGTTCTACATCACTTCCGGAATACTTTAAGCAAGTAGCCGTAAAGATCACCTTTTTG